TTTGACTGTCTTAAGAATCAATGGAGTAGGCAGGAATTGTTGGGAGTTATTGGAGATTCTGGAGTTGGTAAGTCAGAAGTTGTTTTATATTTCTTTAAGGAAATTTTAAAGAATAATCCGGAGTCGTGTGCGGTATATGTATCCCTTGAAATGACTGACGAAAAGATCTCACAACGCTGGTTTAAGCTTACAGAAGAATGTCCTGAGATTTCGGATAGGCTTTATGTAATTTCAAGATATGACGAATCTGGAAAATCTAGAGAAGTATCTATGCCATGGATTAAGAAAGAACTTGTTAAATACAGGGAAGTAATTGGAGATGTGGCTGTATTTGCAATCGACCATATTCATTGCCTTGGTGAGAATGATCCATCTACTCTTAACTCAATTATGATTACGCTTAAAGAAATGGCAGTAGAACTTAATGCTTTTGGCATTCCAATGGCACAAGTTAATAAAGGTGCTGGACAGAAAGGTGAAGTACCTTTAGATGCAGATGCCGTTCTTGGTTGTAGTCAATTTAAATATATTTGCTCGGATATTATGCAAATTCATCGTCCAGTATTGAGACTGGAAGAAGAGGCTAAGATCAGCGTTATGGGTTGGGGTTATTGTAAAATTAGAGAAGCTCATAAAGAAGACAAAGTAAAGCGTGGACAAAATAAATTGCTAGCGTATGATGTAGAAACTAGAGGATTTAAGAAAATGTCCACTAATGAATATTCTACTTTTAAACTATACTACAATGAGCTTCTGGCAATGAAATCTGCCGAAGAAAAGCATAAGAGTTTTACCTATGATTTAATTAAAGAAGTAGTAAGTCCTAGTGGTAAAGTTGTAACTGTGGTTGAAAAATTTAGTGGAGATTCGGGAGATTTATAATGAAGCTTAGCATTTATCCAAAAGTTAATTTTCTTCCCAAGAATAAAGATGAGAAAATTCTCCAATCTAAACTTGCTTCTAATCCAAATTTGCCACAAACTTTAGATATAGTTAATGACGAAGATCTAATTAAAGCGGTAACTTCCTATGGTTGGAGTCCTAGTATTTTTTTAGGCTTTAGGCATAATGATAATTTTATATCTACTGATTTTATGAGTTTGGATGTTGATTCTGGATTAACAATAGAAGAAGCTGAGATTCGTATTCAAAAACTTGGAGTTGCTTGTCTTTGTCTTCCAAGTCCAAGTTTTACTCCAGAATTTCATAAGTTTAGATTGATCTTCCCACTAGCTAAAACAATTCTAACTCAGGATGATTTTGATACTACTTGGGATTGGTTACAAAAGCAATTTCCAGAACTTGATGCACAATGTTCTGATTATGCTCGTTGGTATGCTCCATCTAAAATGGAGGCTGGATTTTGGCAGGATGGAGAATTTCTTGTGCCAAAGAAAGCTCCTATGAAAGAAAAAGAGATTTATAATATAAAAGAGACCCAAGTTATTGTTCCAGAAGAATTAGGGAGTATTGTAAAGCTTTTATACGGCAAAGAAAGAGAGACTATTCCAGAAGCTGTGGAATTCTTTTTAACGAATGCCCATACTGGATTACCTGGATTGTGGATCAATAGTTTGAATAGTTGTGTATTTTCCTTGGCATTGTCTGGAGTTGATGATACTATCATAGAAGAAGTAATTTCTAAGATTTCTCCAGAGTTATTAGATAGTAAGGATTTATATCAAATTAAAAGGTCTATAAAAGATGGAAAAAAAGCTAGAGAGAATTTGTAGAATCTTAAAAAAAGAGCTACTATGAAACAAACTTTGGTAGATTATAACGATATCTGCTTTGAAAATATCACACTCAAAATGGAAGTAGAGAGTTTGAGCGACGATGCTCTATTAGATGAATGTAATAATATACTGTCTGGATTTCAAGACACTGAAGATATTGATGATATTCTGGTAAATTATTTTAAAACAGGAAAAATATCTCCGGATGAAAGATCTAAAGCCGAATCTATTTATTTATTAGCCTATGGAGATTTTGGATGGGAGGTATAAATAAAGGAGATTTGATTATTGTTACAAACGTCCTAACTTCTTTCGAAGAAAAAGTCACGCAATTAATTGGAACAGTTCATACTGTTGAAATAATAGATACGATAGGTTTTAATTATTTATATCTTATAAAAGTAAATGATGTATCATATTGGGTAGATGGTATTCCATATAGTTCATTAGTAATGGAGTTATTTTGAAAAACTATAAACTTATTAACCAACAAAATATTACTCAGTTTTTTTTAGAGCTGAACTCTCATGAAATTATTGCTTATGATACAGAAACGACTGGGCTAAATGTTCGTAAAGACAGGATTATTGGATTTTCGGTTTCTTGTATAGAAGGCTCAGGATGGTATTTACCCCTATACGTTTGGAATAAAGAATTGCAAGAACTTGTTCCTCAAAGTTGGGAGTTATCTATTGCAAGAGATATTTTATCTAAATTAAGTGTAAAAAAGCTTATAATGCATAATGCTAGCTTTGATGTTAGAGTTACAGTTAATAATCTGGGAATAAACCTAATCTCAGCTTTACATGCCGATACTCAGCTTATGAAGCATACTCTTTGTGAGGAAGGTCCATTCGCACTTAAGGAAAATGCTATTATCTATGCAAAAGAAATTGGCTTGGATAATCAAGATGCTGCTAATCAAGAACAATTAGAGCTTGAACAAAATGTTAAGGATAATGGTGGGAAGTGGGTAAAAGAAAATAAGGAAATGTTTAAAGCTGATTTAGATATTCTTTCAAAGTATGCGATTGCCGATACAGATATTACTTTAAGACTTTTTAATTATTTTGAAAATCAACTTATTGAGCAGAGTTTATACGAGTTTTTCTATGAAGAGGAAGTAATGCCTCTTTATAAGCTTGTAACGATAAAAATGGAACATAGAGGTGTTCACTTAGACATGCCTAAGCTTGAACAATATCTAAAAGAAATTAGCGATGAGCTAGAGCGTTGTGAAGAGAAAGTTGTCGATGCGATTATGAAAACTACAGAAGCTCAAAAATTTGTCAGAAATTTAGTTGATGAAGAATTTCCGGTTAAACCTACGGGAAAGTTTGCACAAAAGTTCTGTGAAATACTAGAATTAAATCTACCTAAACTAGCTAGTGGAAAATATCAGATTAATAAAAAAACTGTAGCTTCTCTAAACACTAGTATTCCAGAAATTTATAACGCTTATAAGTTTCTTTCAGAAGGAGCTGTTTCTAATTTCCATTCTCTTTTCTGGCAAAATGTTCAAATGGATTGTCTTTATGAAACTCAGGAGTATCCTGTCAACATTGGATCAAAAGATCAGCTAGGAAAGATTGTGTTTGATTACATGAAGATTGAGCCATTGACCAAGACTCCTAGTGGCAAGGGTCAGTTTAATGAGGACTTCGTAGAGCATTTAGCTGAGAAGTATGGTTTTGCCTGGGCTAAGGAATTACGAATATTTAATAAGCTTACTAAGATTAAATCTAGTTACTATGATAGATTTATGGAAAAACAAGAAGATGGTATTTATTATCCATCATTTAAGCAACATGCTACAACTTCTGGCAGGTATGGTTCAGATCTACAACAACTTAGTAGGCCAATGGAAGAAGGATCAGATGATTCTAGAATTATATATTTTACTAATACTTTAAGAGCTTTAGTAATACCTAAATCTGGATATGCTTTTATCGACGATGATTATGAGTCTCTAGAGCCAAGAGTATTTGCTGATGACGCTGGAGATCAAGCATTGATTGATATTTTTCTTAAGAATGAGGATTTTTATTCTAAGGTTGGGATTGGTGCGGAAAAACTCGAAGGGGTTAGCGCAGATAAAAAAGCACCTAACTTTTTAAAGAACGTAAATCCTACTGCAAGACAAAATGCAAAATCATATGCTTTAGGAATTCGCTATGGCATGAAAGATGTTAAATTAAGTTTTACACTTAATATTTCCAAGGAAGAGGCACAAGCTATCATAGATAACTATTTCGATTCATTCCCTGGATTAAAAGAAGCAATGGATAGTTATTTATTGGAAGTTAAGAAGAATGGAACAGTTACTTCTAAATTTGGAAGAATTAGGCATTTACCAAGAGCTAGGGAGATTTATAGAAAGTTTGGAGATAATGTATTAGATTTTAAAGCTTTACCTAAGCTTTGTTTCAAACATAAAGTTCCAATGGATGAGCTTAAGCTTGTACGTAAAGAATATAATAATTTGCTTAATAATGCTTTGAACTTTCCAATTCAATCTGCGGCTGCAAGTCTAGTTAATAGAGCTGCAATTGCTATGTCTAGAGAATTCCTAAGATATGGATTAGATGCTTGGGTGAGTCTTCAAATTCACGATCAGCTTGTAATTTCTTGTAATAAAAATTGTATTGACAAAGTAAAACAAATAGTTCAAGATTGTATGGAGAATACTAATAAGCTGGCTATGCCATTAATTGCAAAGCCAGAAATAGCTTACAACTTAAAAGATGGACACTAAGTGGAAATAATACAAACTATAGCTTTATTATGTAATCTTAATACTGGTGCTGATGGAATTTCTCTTATTGAAGTAGTAAAAAAATCTCAGTTGGAATGTCAGCAATATTATGTTAAATGTCTAGATCCATTGAATACTAACTATAAAACATTATCCAAATGTATCAGGGAGAGAAAATGAATTTTGAGCTTGGCGATAAAGTTAGGATGACAAAAAAAGGTTTTAAATTTTATTCTGATTTAGATAAGCAATTTGATTTTCATAGTTTAAGAAGCAATATGAATCATGAGCATTTCACTATTTGTGTTTGCGAATTATTCTCTGTACATGGGATAGGAACAATTAAGCATTTTAATGATTGCGGAGATCCGTATATTTCTTGGAAGTATAAGTTGGATGGAGTATACTACTACTATGAGCATTTTTATGATAAAAAGGATATAACAAAGTTATCTATTTTAGATAGGATTATTTTTAAATTTCAGGGAAGAATATGATAGCTTTATTAAAATTTGCAGTAGGCTTTTTCGTAGGACAAATTATGGGATCTGTGTATAGAGCTGGTCATTTAGGAATTGGAGCAAGTATCCTATCTGCTATTGGAATTACATTTATTATATGTATTGCATTAGACAAGACTTTTTCTGAAAATAGCGAAGATGATAATGAAAAAAAGTAAAACTACCTCTTCAACAATAGTAGTTTCCAATTCTTCTGATGCTACTAGCAATACTGCTAGGTTGTCAGCTTATCCTATTGGAATTGATGGATACTGGGATTATCAGAAGGATTATTCAGTATTAAAAGAATTTACAGATGAAGAACTTTCTTTGGAACTCTTAAGAAGAACTTCTCTAGGAAAAGAACTTGAATGAGTCAAATATCGATTGATGATTATTTAAATTCTTGGGTTTTAAAAAGAATTGACTATGAATTACAAGTCAAGGGAAAAGCTAAGATAAATAATGATGGATGGAGAAAGCTTAGAAATTGCCATTTAATTAGTTATTTAAATAAGTTAGATAATCCATTCTCATTTTTATTCCATTTAAAATATAAACATAAACGATTGTTTAATCAAATATCTTGCGCTAATAAACTTTATTATGTAGAATTAGAAAAGAGACACGATTCTTTTGCTATACATAAGGTAAAAAAATGATTTCAGATAAAGTAGTATATTGTTTAAATAGTGCCGCTGTTGGAGATTTAATTGCAGCAGTTCCAACTTTGAAATATGCTATTGATACATTTCATTCAAAGACAGATTATAGAGTTGCTGTTTATGATGATTTTAAAGTATTTTTTCCTTTTGTTCCAGATGATAAATTTGTAGAAGTTAAGCCTAAGTATGATGAAGGTTATTGCATACGTCATTTAAATATGCTAGGAGTTGGTGGTAGAGTTTGTAAACTGACTCCCTCTAGAATGAAGCTAACTCATTATGCGTCAATTGGTCTTCTTGGTAGAGTGTTGTCTGAAGATCAATTAAAATATGTACCACTGCCTAAAGTTGATGTATCTAGATATGGCATTGATTTTTCAAAATGTGTAATTCTTATAGCTACTTATAGAGATAGGCAAAGAACTATTCTAGGATCTGAACTGACAAAGATTGCAGAGTATGTGTATTCAAAAGGACTTACTCCAGTTTACGTAGGTAAGACTGGAGCTATTAGTATTTGGAAGAATAATCTAGCTAAGACTGATTTTGAATATCCTGGATATGGGATTGATCTTAGAAATGATACTTCTTTTTTGGAATTAGCTTCTATCATGGATCAATCAAGAGCTGTAGTGGGAATGGATGGGGGGCCTATTCATATTGCATTTACAACTAAGGCTCCAATTGTTTGTGGATTTACTACTGTTTCTCCAGAACTTAGAATTCCATATAGGGGAATTTACAAGACAGAAGCAGTAACTCCTAATATATTTTGTAATTTTTGTGAATCAAATTGGTCATTGAATTCTTGGGATTTTGGTAAGTGTCCAAGAAAAATGGAAGTTGCAGAATGTGTTACAAAGATGAGTGCTGATAAATTTATAAATGCTTTAAATAAACTTAGGATTTTTTAATGGCTACTATACTGTCTATACTATGTATGAAGTTTAATAAACCTAAATTAATTCCTGTGGCTGTTTTTGTAGGATTTTCTTTAGATTTTATGTTTATGTCTTTAGTACTGGAAACATTATGAAAAACTATAAAGTTTATTTTATTATTGGATTAAGTTGCTTACTTATTGGTAGATTTGTTCTTCAACCAAAAGCTGAAGTTAAACAAGTTATTAAAATTGTTGAAGTTGAAAAAAAACAAACAAAGAAGAAAAAAGTTACTAGAACTGAAACAAAACCCGATGGCAGTTCTACTACAAATACGACAGAAACAGAAGATTCTACAACCGAAAGTAATACTAGTATTTCATCTAATTCCAGTACTTCAAATAAAGCTGGATTAACTTTGGGTGTACTTGCTATAAAAGATTTGAATAAGTTTTCAGAAAAACCAGAATTTGGAATATTGACAGTAGCTCCTTTATTTGGTAACTTATCTATCACTGGATCTATAGATACTACTAAAAGAGTTGGGATTGGACTTGCTTTGGAATTTTAATGATGTGGTGGATAAATCCAGACGATTACGAAGAACCCCCGGAACTGCCTTTAAATTGGGAGCAAAGAACTTGCTTTCATGATTGGAAAAAGACAGTTTTAATAATAAGTACCGTTTATGACTGCACAAAGTGCGGAGTTAAAAAAGAAGAATATGATAAATGGGAAGAAGAAAAATTTTGAAATAGCTACAGTTTGGTTTGATCCAGTTGCTATTCAAGAATACGTAGTATTAGAAGTTGACGATCAAAGATTTATTACTTTACTATGGTTATCTTCTAATCTTATAATGACTGTGCCAGATTATTATTGTAAGAGTGATGATTTTATAAGAAAGATGTCTAGTTTAGAGATGGAGTTATTATGAAGAATTTTACTGATAAATGGGGTAGATACCACCATAAAGAAGTTACCGATGCTAATCCTGTGCCCAGTAATAATGGGTGGATTTACACAGCATACGCGTATAAACTGGATTTGCCTTTGGATTGGCTAATGCTAGGATTTTGTTATAGAAGTTGTAGACAGTTAGATTCAGAATTTACTAGAATGTATCTTATTAGAAGTCCTGATAAATTCTCTCCTCCAATTTCTAGGGATGAAGTTTTGGGAATGGCTGCTTTAGGATTTCTTAAACCGCAGCATTTAGATGGATGGAGTTTTTGTCCTTATAAAATACCAGCATTTAATCCAATAAAAACTATACAGCAATTTATGGAACTTCGTGGAAAGCACAGAAACTATCTATGGCAAAATAAATTAGAACATACTTATAGATTTGCATTTTCAGTTCCATTATCTGATAGGCATTTTATATTGCAGAAATGGGGCAAATTTAATATATTTTATTGGGCTATTGCTAAAGTAGATAGTTTATTAAAAATTACTAATGGCATTGGTTGGCTAAAGTATGATAAGAATATAGAGGCAATGAAGTCTGAATTTCCAGATGATCATCCATTTAATAAACTGTAGGAGGATTTATGGCTAAGAAGAAAGTTATGGGCAAGGGTAAAGGTAAAGGCTGTAAGTAGTCTACCATGGAGTTAAATCGTCCCAATAGGTATTTATTACTAACGATTTTCTAAAAGGATGTTTATGAAATTTTTAATATTTTTTATACTCGTTTCATGCTCTAGTCATAAAATAGAAAAATTCGATTATTTGGTTAAAGATTATGATGGTACTTACCTTTGTGATGAATTATATCATGGAGCTTATGGGTCTGCGGCTCATGATTGTACTCATGTACTTTCTGGAAGAAAAAAAGATAGAATTGTAAATCCATATGAAATTATAAAAGTTAGAGAGTAATTATGATTACGCTTAAAGATGCTATTACTTCATCAGGTTCTTATCCAGATAGAGAGACTCATCCAGAACTCACTCCAGATGTGATTTCCAACTTAGAAGTGCTTCTTATTCACGTTAACGCTTTATTAGATGGGTTAAAGATAAGTAAGGTTAGGATCTCTTCTGGATTTCGTCCCAGTCAGGTTAATGCCGCTACTAAAGGTGCGGCTAAGAAATCTAATCATATGTTAGGTAATGCAATTGATATTATTGATGATAAGCAACAGTCCTTAGCTAATAAGCTAACTCCAGAAATTCTTGCTAAATATAACTTGTATATGGAAGATAAGTCTGCTACAATTGGAAAAGTGACAAATTGGGTGCATTTACAAACGGTAGCTCCTAAATCTAAAAAAAGAATATTTTTACCATGAATCAAGATAACTACCATCACGAAAGAATTAAGTTACAGCGGCTACAATCTAAGTTACAGTTTGCTCAAGTATTAATCCAGGCTATTACATTAATAGCTACTTTAATATTATTAGGTAAGAAGCTATAATGGTAACAGTAACTGTATTATCTATTCTATTAACCATAAATATGTTTCTTATGCATGGTCATAAGTTTGTGCAACTTTATTACTTTTTTTATAAAAAATTAAATAAGCCAAAATTTAAGCCTAATGAATTAGTTATGATTGATGATAGAGAATTTGAAGTAATACTACTAACTCATAATAGTAAGCCTTATACATATTTTTGTTTACCTACTAATAATTATAATGTTAGAATGTTAGAGACTTATTTTCATGAATCTAGAATTAAAAAAAAGACTGGATTATTAAAGGAATTAGAATGAATAAAAAATCTTGGATTAAATCACAAATTACTTTTGTTTTAAATCTTCATAAAAAAGGATTTTCCAGAAAAGAGATTTCTAAAAAATTCAATGATAAGTATCCTACTAGTCCAAGAACTCAGGATTCAATTAAGCATTGTATAGATGTTTATGGAGTATATGTTGAAAAAGCTCCTAAAAAAGTACTTATATTGGATATCGAAACAAAACCAATGACTGCCAAAGTTTGGGGGTTATTTGATCAAAATATAGCTCTTAATCAAATTGTTGATGAAGGTGGGATATTCTCTTGGAGTGCTAAATGGATTGACTCTGATGAGGTTATTTATAAAGATGTTAAAGGTAAGAAGTCAAAAGAAAAAGAACTATTAAAACCAATCTGGAAGTTAATGGATGAAGCTGATATTATTATTGGTCAAAATTCTGATAGCTTTGATATTAAAAAATTAAATGCTAAATTTTTAGAGCATAAATTAGGAAGTCCTAGTTTTTATAAAACAATAGATACTTTGAAGTTGGCTAAAAAGCATTTTAAGTTTGTAAGTAATAAGCTAGAGTATATGTCTAAAAAGTTCTGTAAAATTAAGAAATTAGCTCACAGTAAGTTTCCAGGATTCTCTTTGTGGGACGAGTGTGAGAAAGGTAATTTAGCTGCTTGGAAAGAAATGAGATTATATAACATGGCAGATGTACAAGCCACTGAAGAACTATTTTTAGAATTATCTCAATTTGATAAAACTGAAGTAGTTCAAGATGCTTTAAAAGCTTATAAAGGTGGTAGCAAATGAAAAAAGGTGTTTACGTCAATCTAAAGTTGGATAGAGCTGATTTAGTATACCACGATGGTAAAAAGTTACATTTACATCAAGATTTGACTTATGATGATTTCGATGTTAGAGTTGATCTAGATTTAGAACTTCAAAATTTAGAGATGACTTTTATAAATTTGGAGTATCTTGGAGATCTATAATGGCTAAGCCTAAGTTTTATATAGCTAAGATTAAAGGTATGGAATGGAAATTCTATGCTCAGGCTAGCTCTACTTATAACAGAAAACATGGTACTGATAGCCATGCTATAACATATACTAAAGAAAAAGAAATCTATTTTAAACTTTCAGAATTATCTCCAGATTATATTCGGCATGAGCTTATGCACGCTTATGTAATGTGTTGTAGCATTAACTCGTCTAGTTTGACCGCAGATCAAATGGAAGAAGTTTGTGCCGAGATTTATGGGGAGCATGGTGCTGAAATGGGTTTATTGGTAGATCAAATCCTAAACTACTTTTTAAAATGAAAAAAATAGCTAAATTTGTTTTTAAAATTCACAGAATTATTTATAGATATCCGATGAGATCTGAGATAAGATTAGTTTTGGAATATCATGATCTTATTGGTAGCTTATGGTATATTGGAATGTTATATATTTGTGGAGAGTCTATTTCAGAAATTGCGGTATTAATGGGCGTTTCAAAGCAAGAAGTTATGGATAGTCTTAATAGAATAGCGTCTTTATCGGATTTATAACAATGGGAGTTGTAATGCTAAAAGAAAAAAAACAAGAGACTAGATTAGAATCTGAAACTACAGCTAAGCCCACTAGATATAATACTGGAAATATGGAAGTTTGGGATGCTATTAATGGAATGGGCTTTGATTATATGCAAGGAGCTGTTGTCAAATATATTGCTCGATATCGTCATAAAAATGGAATTCAAGATTTAAAAAAAGCTATAAACTATTTAACTAAAATGCTGGCTGATGAATCTAACCAGGATTATTACGAACTTAGGAAAAAGACTATTGATGAGGTTACTGGTGAATAGGTTTATTAAATGCATGGATAGTTTTTTAATTGGAGCTTATATTACTTTCATTATAATGATGGGAATAACTGGTTGGGTTATTACTAAAGAGTTTGTATCCAAGACTAGTTTAAAAACAAATATTGTTTATATAGATGGAATAATTTATGAAGTTAGACCAAAACGATATTAATTATATTTGTAAAGAATTGCAATGTCTGTAATAGCTTTTATACTTTGTATATTATCTATTTTATACGTATACTCTAAACAAGTAATTATAAATAGAAATAGATTAAATGAGTATAAAAAGCAAATACAAACTCTTTCTAATTCAGTTCCTCTATCTCATTTTAATCAAATGCTTCACAATAAAGAATCTGAGTTAAGAATAATATCTCAGGAATTATCCAATTTTAAAGAAGAGTTGGAATCTTTAAAATCTCAGCAACAAAGTAAAAGTGTACGACTTGGATTAATTTCTGAGAATGTTCTTCCTTTCCATGAAGATTTTAAGTATAATGTGAAAGACTTAGTGCCTATGTTTAGGCCTATAGATTACATAGTATTTACAGAAGATGAAATTGTTTTCTTGGAAATAAAGGTTGGAACTAGTCAGCTTTCACCAAAGCAAAAGCGTATTAAATCTTTAATAGAACTTGGAAAGGTTCGTTTTGAAGAGCATAGAGTAACTGAAACTGGTTATTTTATTAAGGAGAGTTATGGGAAGAAAGAGGAAAGCTAACCTGGAAGTTGAATACGAGCTAGAGCGTCAAATAAGCGATTTAAAACAGGAAGTAGCTAAATTAAAAAAATTGTTGCGAGAAAAAGAAAAGTCTGATAAACTTCTAAAAGTTGATAAGCCTATAGAGAAAGTTAAAAAACAAGTATCTAAGGAATGTCCTAAATGTGGAGCTAATGTTTCTACAACTGAATTACCTATGGGATCTTTAGAATTATGCGAAGCAGCATGTGGGTATAGATCAGTAAGAAAAAAAGGCAGTTAATGTTTGAGCCATCAAAATTTATATGCTTAAAATGTGCAGATATTATTTTTTCTAAATATCCTGGACATTTTGTAACTTGCAAATGTGGTTGTTTATCTGTTGATCAAACGGAAGATTATACAAGAATATTAGGAAACCAAGAAGATTATACGGAGGTTATAAATGTCGAAGCTTGTTAGAGGAATAAAAGTAAGTATTGATCAAATTATAAATAGTGAAGCACCAAATGCTGCCGCTAGAGATTACGTAACTCCAAAAAAAGCTACAGTTCTATCTACAAACTACGGAACTCTTATAGAAGCTGAAGAAGGTGGCCTTTATGTAGTTCCAGTTGGAGAATGGTTTAGAAGTATTTATTTTGGAAGAACTATTCCTCAAGTTGATCAGTTTAATCAATTGCAGGATTATGGATTAACTCAGATTAAGGATAAGCTGGTTCGACATGAAGAACCGAAGATTGAAGAAAAGATAGAAGTAAAGAAATCGGAGAAACCTAATGGACAAGAGATTTCAAGCCAAAATAATGTCAGCCCTAAGAAAATTGACAAAGCAGTGGCCTCCAATCCTAAAAGCGAAAAAAAAGACTAGGATAGGTCCAGAACTTCATAAATGTCCATTATGCCATCAAATTGTTTATACTGGTAAAAGATCTATAGAATCCATCCAGATTGAATATCCAGACGCTATTGCTGGTAAAATGGACGTAGATCATATTGATCCTGTAATTCCTATTGAAGACTCTGGCAAGGATAAAGACTGGAATATAGTAATTACCAGAATGTTTTGTGACGAAGATAACGTGCAATCAATATGTTGGATATGTCATAAATCAAAGAGCCTAGCTGAAAGAAGCGATCGAGCTTTGGCTAGAAGAGAGAACAAAAAATGAGCGAATACGACTTGCAAGTATTGATGCTTTTACTGGAATGTGGAACTATGTCTGTAGAAGAAGCTAAGCAAATTATAGAAGATAGGGCAGTAGAGGAAGAATTAAAAAAAACTTCATTAGGTAAGGAATTGTTTTAATGGAAAAATTAGTAAGAGATAGAATTGCAGAATTTGTATTTAAAGAGAGAGGAGAAGTATTAACTACTAGGAAAGCTACTGAAGAAGAGTTACTATCTCTTTTAAAGAACAAGTTAGTAGAGGAAGCTAACGAAGTTTTAAATGCTAATTCTATGGATGAACTTATTGAAGAAATGGCAGATGTCTTAGAAGTTATGAAAGCTATTTCTGTTAAGCAAAATATCACAGATGAGATATTTGAAAAAAGAGAAGCTAAGTTCTTGGAAAGAGGTGGATTTGAGGATGGAATTGTTTTAATAAAATAATTCTTGTTTTTAATAAATTTATTTGATATAAATTATATATTATGTACAAACAATGGTGTTTGTTTTTTATTATTGGAGTTTTCATGATCAGAGTCTTTTTGTGCCTAGCATTATTAACTGGCACAGTTTTTGCTAAACAAACTGAAATTGTTCTAACAGAAGAAAACTCAGTTAATTTTAATCAACCAGTTACTGGCGAATATACAGCTAAAAAATCTATTGAAATTTTTAAGAAGTCACTTAAAGCTAAAGAATTGTACTTAGTTCTAGATACTCCTGGTGGATCTGTTATGGCTGGGTTACAGTTTATTGACATTATTAAAAGCTTAAATATTAAAGTACATACTATTACTATTTTTGCAGCATCTATGGGTTATCAGATTGTGCAAGAATTAGGAACTAGATATATCCTTTCTTCTGGATCTCTTATGAGTCATAGAGGATCTGTGTCAGGAATGTCTGGACAAGTTCCAGGTGAGCTTAATTCTAGACTTAATTTTATCCAATCTCTTTTATCTAAAATGTCAGAATCTGCATCTAAAAGAGTTGGTATGTCAAAGTCAGACTACGAGGCTGCTATTGTAAATGAGTTGTGGACTTTTGGACAAAGTGCTGTTGATTCTCGTCATGCAGATGAAGTTGCTAGTGTTAGATGTGGGGACAATCTTTTAAATAAAACAAGATCAGAAGTAGTTAGTACAATTTTTGGAGATGCAGTTGTTACTTACTCAGCTTGTCCATTGGTTAGTGCTCCTATCTCAGTAGAACCTGTTAATGGTGTTAAAGCTGAACTTGCTCCTCTAATTAAAGATCAAATTAAAGCTAAAAATAAGAAGACTAATTTATCATTCTAAGGTTTATATGGGAAAGTCGATAGAGGAATTACTAAAGCTTATAGAAGAGAAGCCGAGGTCTGAAAGAAAGCCAAAAGAAGATAACAGAGATGTTTTGGATTTCATAAATGACCTTGGTATCGAATCTGGAACTGAAGCTATACCTAACTATTTAATTTTCTTTATTTATAGATGTATTTGGAAGCCAGATCAGTCTAAGAAAAAAGCTAAGAAGATAACTTTCTTCCAAACTTTTGGGAAGCATTTTCCAGATTATAGAAAAAATAGACAACGATATTATATGCTAAAACAAGGATTATTTAATGTTAATGAGGAACTGCTAAAAGCTGCAAAACAATATGACAAACAACACTGGCAAAACAAAAAATTACAAAAAAAAGTTTGAGTATCTTAATAAGAAAGGTGCTAGAGCGCAAAGACAGGAATTTATAGAAACTCCATATTTGTCAGGAATTGTTAATGATAATGGGGAAAAAGTAATAAGAGCTTTGACAGAATCAGAAAAGGATTTTTTAAATAACTATTATAAAGAATTCGTACATGGAACTTTCAATACAGATAAAGAATCAACTGAGTTGTTTAAAAAAGCCAAGAAACTATCTAAGAAAAAAGAGAATATAAAATTCTTTGAACAGAATGGATTTTATCCAGAGGAAGTCATAGAAGCCGTTGAAGCATTTAATGCTAAAAGTAAATCTCTTGGAAATTTAGTGTATGACTTTTGGGATCAAAGAGAGATAAACTCTGACGATTATAAGCGTAGATACGACATCCAAAATAATTCGGCAAAAGGTTTTCAGCTTGAATCTTTTGAAGATGTACAATATAATGCTAATGTTGAAGAATTAGATAATACAACCATCGAAGACTTAATAACACAGAGCGAGAAATAATGAAAAATAGAATTGAAATTAAAAAAGATAAGGATTCTGAAGATTATTATATTGATATTTATGACATGGCTGATTTATTTGATGATGTAGAAGTAGTTGAATCTTATAAATTAGAATGGAAAGATGATGGATCTGTTTTAATAGAATTTTTTGATAAAGATGGTAATAAAGTATTTCCAAAGAAAGCTTAATGAAAACTCCTGAGCAAATTAAAAAAGAATTGGACGAGTATGTTATTGGTCATGAAAAGACTAAAAAATCTCTTTCGGTAGCAGCTTACAATCATTTTAAAAGAATGAATGGAAGCTCTATTAAAAAGTCAAACGTACTCCTAATTGGACCTACTGGATGTGGCAAAACCTATTTAGTTTCTATTTTAGCCAGGATTCTAGGGGTTAGTTTTTTAACCAGCGATGCGACTCAATTTACTTCATCTGGGTATCAAGGTAGAAGCGTAGAAGAGCTTATTACGGATCTGCTGGGTATTTGTGAAGGAGATGAGAGAAAAGCTGCTAAATCAATTATTTACATTGATGAAATTGATAAGATTAAAAAGAAAACTAATCAAGACGGTGGAGCTGATGTTAATGGACTTGGCGTACAGCAATCTCTTTTAAAGCTACTAGAAGGAAGTGATGTTCCGTATATTTCCAAGTATTCCCAGAATGGGGAGTACGATAGGAAGATGGATACTAAGGATATTATGTTTATATGCTCAGGAGCTTTTGTAGGTCTAGAATCTGCTACAGTTCCTAATCTAATAGACTTTGGGATGATTCCAGAGTTCTTGGGTAGGTTTCCAGTTATCACACAGCTTCAGGAGCTTAAATTTGACGATTATAGAAAGATCCTACGTGACTCTAAGGGGTCTATCCTAAACTCGTTTAAAGAGTGGTTTTTGAGCGAAGGGATTGAATTAGTAGTAGATGATAGTGCTATTAATATTATTGCTCAGAAAGCAATTGAGAAGGGTCTAGGAGCTAGAGGTTTGCACAGTGTTTTAGATGAAGCTCTTTTAAATGCTCAATTTGAAGTTCCTAGCTTAGAGAAAAAGCCAAGCAAATTTACCTTAGATTCTATGGTAGTTATGTCTGGAAAGCCTAGATGGGTTTATTAATGAAAAGAAGTGAAATGGTGGAAATTATCTTTCTTGAATTATTTCCATTAGGAATTGGAAAAGAAACCTGTGCAGATATTTTAACCTTAATAGAAGGAGCTGGGATGTTACCTCCAACTATGAGACTTCCTGCTTTTGGAGTTATGGATAACGCTTGGGAGCCAGAAGATGAATAATGCAAACTTACCTCCAATTCCTGTTTACATCTGGGATTATTTTCTTTTTGACTCCAGTTCAAACAAGGAGGGTAAGACTAGTGGGCATTTGATATCTGTCAGAGCGAGGCAGAATCAAGCTCTTCAGTTTAGCATTTTATTGGACAATGGCGTACTTTTCACAGGACTTCCTGCCCATGCTATTACCTTTAGGGAAGATCTTATTAATGGTAAATTAGAGCTTCCTGACGCTCAAATGTGGGATTGCATTAGTGACGACATTGACGTTTTTGTTATGGAAACTCTTAGATATGCTGAGTGCGAAGTTAAGCCTGACATGATACCAGCAAAGTCTGGAAAGTATCTTTTCACCATAGACTTTGTTGGAGAGGGATTCTCTCGTCACCCTACACATTGGAAACAGCTCCATGCCATTCAAACAAATGATGGATATTTAATGCTTTATCCTCAGTATCGAATTATATTCTTAGACAAGGCTTTGTTTGAAGATGTAGAAAAACTTCCAGAATACAAAGCAAATTCTCGACATTGGATTGTAGGCTCATGAAAGATCTAACTTTTGGAACTTTAATTTGTTGTTTATTCTTAGCTTTTATGCTAGGATTTGTGACATGTCATAAACTATATGCTGGTTTAGACAACAAGGACTTTCATGGTTTCTCTAATATATGGCGGCATAACACATCATTACTTAGCTTCTAATCTTCCTTATTGCAATAGGATTAATAATGTTGGCACAATCCATAATGAATATGTCATTGCATTAGTTGGCAATAAAAATACTAAGTTTGGTTTTTTAAATGGAAAAGATTCAGCCTGTGGGAATATCTTTGGACCTATTTCTAGCTTTAATATAAGAAAAAATGTAGATATTATGGTTGGTGGATATAACACTAATTTTAATGAATTTAATAAGTTAGGAATTATTCCAGTTCACATTGGGAATATAACTCCAATTATTGGGGCAAATTTTAGAATTCCAATTACAAAGAATATAGAAATTAATAATCTTATTTCTATTGGAATAATAACCCATGCTTTAAGTGTGAGCTTTTAATTATGAACTATGTTAGACTTTTTTCAATTGTAGTAATTCTTATAAATTCTTTTAGATTATTGTTTAGTAATGATCCGATAGAATCTTCTATTGGTCTTATATTAATACCAGTGTTTATCGTATATCTTAAAAAAGTAATTTATAGACTCCAGCAATGAAAGTTACTACTGATGCTAAAGCTCCAATTATTCTTAGAGATGCATCCATTATAGCCACATGCTTTTTAATTGGCTGAATTTCTTCTTTAACCAACTTAATTTGTTCTTCTGCTAAATCAGTTCTGTAGATATGGTGCTCTAAGTCCTTAGCTTGCTTAGCAAGAGTTACGTCAATATTGGAGATCTTATCTTCAATACGATCTAGCTTTTGATCCATCTTGTCTAAATGATCTTGCATAGTAAGCCTTATTTACCTTTTAATTTTTTTATAATATCTCTAAAAGCTGGTTGCTGGTTTAATCCAAACAAAATAGATTCTTTTTCTCTAGGAGAAGCATCTATAATTTGATTTAAAACTCGTCCATATTCTTGAGATGCCTTATCTGTACCTGATTGCATAGCTTGTGCCATAGAAGCTATTTCTTCTGGGTTATCTGCTTTTAATTTATATTGTTTATTTGTCATCCATTCTGGAAGTATATCTTCTATAAAAGATTGTCTTTTCTGCATTTTCTGCATTTCTTCTGGAGAAACTTGATAATTTTGAGCTATTTTTTTAGATCTCTCTTGTGCTGAATACTCCATTGCTTTCTTTGCTTGTATTGGGGAAATTGGTACTGGATTTATTGCTTCAAATGCTGCATATGGTATAGCAGCAATTTCTGGAAGACCTTCTTCTTTAGCTTCTTGATATCCAAAATAACCTCCAGCTGCTGCTCCTGCTACTCCTGCAAGTGGTCCTAAAACTTTAGCAGTGGTTTTTAATGATTGAGGAATTTTTTCTGCAAGCCTAGATCCAAAAGTAGCTGCTTGATATGATCCAGTTGGGGTTTTTAAAGCTTTTACTCCTTCGTATCCTACTATCGGAGCTATTTGTCCAATACCAGCACCTATCATAAATCTAAAGGCATCAGTAGCTCCAAATTTCATAGCTTTAGTTGGGTCTAGTAAATCCATTTTAATAGCTGCCTGTTTTACTTTATCTAATAAAACAGGATCAGCCACCAAAGTATCTAGTAATTTTCTACCTTCTTGTATATCAACATTTTGTAAATCTTTAGTAGATGGATTCATTACTCTTTTAATAAATTGTTGCTCGGATTGCCCTATTTTTACAGACTCTGGAGAAAACTTAGAAATTTTACCTTCTAATGTACTTGTATCTATCTGTCCAGTGGTTCGTTCAATAAATCCTGCCTGTTCTGCAGCCTCTAATTCTGTCAATAATTTATTAACTTCTTTAAATTTTTCATCTGATTTTGTTCCTAATGGGGCTAACTGTGCTCTTAATTTTTCTCTAACTTTTGCTGCAAGTTCACTGTTTATTCCAGAATTTTTATCCCATCCTTGTGCGCTAAGATTTCTTAAAAAGTCAAAAGCCTCTCTTCCTTTTTTACTAGTAACATCTGTTATATCTTCTAACATTTTATTAATTGCTGTTTCATTTATAGATTCTTTAGGTTCTAGTCCTTTAGCAGAAGCATATTTATTAGCTAACGGAGTTTCAGATTGTTTAATTAATTCTTCTGTAGTTTCTGCAGTTATGTCTTTTTTTGAAACTTCATTTAATTTTTTTGTAAGTTCAGTTTTATCAGATTGTAATTTTTTAATTAAATTAAGCTCTTCTTTTTTTGAAGTAGCTAATGCCTTATCAAAAGCTTCATTATATATTTCTTTTTCGTCAACTGGTACTAATTCTAATGTCCCTGGAGTTTTATATGTTTTTGCATTTTTTACAGCTTCATCTCCTGCTTTTTCTGCTTTATTTTGTGCATATTCTTTTGCATTAGCTATTAAATTATCTTTTTCCAATAATAAGTTCTGTAATCTTTCTACCTCTAATTGTTGTTTTTGAGAAATTGTTGTTTTTAATTTTTTTTGAAAAGGTTCTTCTTTTATACGAACTGGCGTTAATAATTCTGGAAGAGCTTCTTCCACTGCTTTTTCAGCAACTTCTCTAGTTAATGGAGTAGGTGCTAATTTTTCTGCTTCACCCAAAGCCATAGTAGCCTGTAAATTTTTAGCCTTAAAAGAATTTTCAAGTTGTTTAAATGTATCTTGAATAGCTTCAGGAGTCATTCCACTGGCTTCCATAGCCTTGTAATTTTGTTTAAGATAATCTGTTTGCTCTGGAGATAATCCTCCAATTTTTTGCGCAGCAAATTCTCCTGCTTTTGAAAAAGCTTTAGGTAATGCTTCAGTTACTGCCGTAGTACCTTTATAAGCAGTAGACCAAGTTGGAGTAAATATCTGAGATTCATTTTCAATAGCTGCTGGTATTTCTTGTGGTTTATTAAATTCAGCTAACTCTTCTTGCGTTGGAGGAGCAAATATATCATCCTTATTAGAATTAAATTCAGCTAACTCTTCTTGCGTTGGAGGAGCAAATATATCCTTTTCTTTTTCGCTCATTTTTTAGATTTCCTTTTCTCTATAAATTTACTTGCTGCCTCATAATCTCCATTAAAATATGTGTTAGCATACTCCTGTATACTTTTATCTTTTACAGTTTGAGTTTGATTTGGTTTTTGATATTGCATAATTTGTTTCGGATATATAATTTCTCTTCTTATTTCTGGATTTTCTACAATAGATCCTAACCTTTGAGTAGCAAAAAAATCAGCTTTAGTAATTATATTTTCAGAAAGTCCCTGTTCCATAGAATTTATTAATTGTCTGTACTCTGGAATTTTAGCTGGATCAATAGTACCTTTCACCATATCAAAATAACCAGTTCTTATTTTTTGTATTAAATCTGTATCTTTAACATATAAATCAACATCTTTATCCGATAATCTACCATCTTGGAACACTTTTGCTAATTGTGTACCAAAAGCTCTGGCTGCAGCCCTATTATCAGATGACATTTCTAAAGTTTTTCTTAAATTAGAGATAGATCCTAAAGTATTTCTTTCTTCTTTTGTATCTTTATTAAAATCTTTTATAGTAGATTCTACAGCTTCTTTTTGTTTAGGATTAAATTTTAATTTTGTTTCTTTAACTAACTCATTTATATTTTTTTCTTTGTTAGAAAATTCTTTTCCTTGCGTTTGATTGTCTTGAGTAGATTTTTCAGATATTAAAGAACTAGATGAAGATTTTCCCCCAGATATGGGATTGTATGCTACAATATTCCCAGAACCGGGATCTACTCTAAATTGTTGGTATGTGGCTTTTTCTCCAATTGGTCTAATTTCATTAGTTACTTTGTTAACGCTAATATACTGCTGAACTCCGTCTTTTACAACGGGAACAATCTGCCAAGCATTAGGAGATTTTGATAAATCTTTATCTGTAGCCATAGCTTTGTATTGAGCCAATAAAGCTTCTCTTCTATCTTTTAAATCACTAGCAATTTCTGGAGCTGTTGCAAACATATCGGCAACTTTACCTAGCCCAGCACCTTGCTGAACTTGTACTCCAGGAGCTTTTACATTCATTTGGCTTTGTGCATTAAGATACGTAGCTAATGCGTCTCCAATAGAGCCACCTATCTTTAGCATTCTATCACGCTTTCTAGCTTCTGCAAGATCTGCCTCACCTTTTCCAAGTAGCTTATTATATTCAGCGATTAAAGCCTCTGATTTTGACATCGTAGGTTCTGAAGAAGGTTCATTTTTATCAGAATTTGTATCTTCTTTTTTTGAAATATCTTGTCTTTTAGGAGCATTTTGTTTTATAACTGGTTGAACTGGAGTTTGAAATTCAGAAGCTTGTTGTGGTAGATCTGCTAATTCCTCTGGAGTTAACGGAGCATTCTCTTGATTAATTCCAAAAGCATCCATTAATTCTCTGTTATTTAACTCATTAGTAAATATATTTTTTGCCATATTATTTTCCTAGTTTATTCATATAAAAATCATCATATGAATTTGCAGGACTTGCTCCACCATATCCACTTTTAGCAGTTTGAACACCTGTAGTAGCAGCTGCTGCAGCCGGCCCTCCTAAATAAGCTGCACCTAATGTACCGCCTAAATTAAGTAACGCACCTGTTTGAGCTTGCTGAGCTTGTTGAGCAGCTCCTGCTTGACCAGCATATTGTTGTGCTAAATTAGCTTGCTGACCAGTAACTCCAGTGGCTTTAGCCATTTGATTTTGGAATTGTTGTTGTATAAGTCCTTTATTATAAAGCTCTTGTTGATTCTTAGTTGCAGCTTGTTGATTTGCAATATTTTGTCTGGCAGCTAAATTTTGAGCTGCTACATTTTGTCTATTCTGTGTATTAAATTGATTAATAACATCTGCCGCTGAAGCTTTCTGTCCAGCTAATGCAAGTTGTTGTTGTGACATTTGAGATGCCATACTTGCTTGCTGTCCAAGAGCTTGTCTTCTAGCTGCTGCAGCTTCTGCTGCCAATCTATCACCTTGCTGAGCAGCCATATCGGATGCCGCTTGTCCAGCTTGTAATTGAGCAACTAGGCTAGCTCCAGAATCTCCCAAACCTCTTTCTTGCATTTGTTGTAATGTAGTAGCTTTTTGAGCTTGAGCCATTCCAGCTGCTTGTCTTCTGATTTGATTAAGAGCAGCAATATCTTCTGCTCCAAGTCCTGTTTTAGCTAATCCTGATACGTCTTCTAAAGCTGCCATTTGAGCAGCTTGTAATCTCGGGTCCATCGTAACTTGTTCAAATCTAGAAGGACCTAAAGCTTCAGCTTCTAATACTCCTACAAGTTCTGGGCTTGATAAAGCAATTTGTTGAGCTTCTATTGTAGGAATACCAATAGCTTCTAAGCGAGCGACATTATCTCGCATCAGCTTATTAGCTTCTTTCATTTCACTCTTACCAGCATTCTTACTCATATCTAGTTCCTCTACTATAAATTATCTGATATATATCTTCATAAGTCAACTCCATTCCAAATAACCGACATAAATGAGCCGTTCTTTGCTGAGTGAATTCTGAAGTACTCTTACTTATCTGAGCAGAAATTGTCTTACAATTTTCTTGTCTTGCAATTTCCTCTATCTTATTTGTTAAGTCTCTCCATTTATCTTTTCCTCTAGCTTGTGGAGCGACATACATTTCAATTATCTTTAAACAACTAACTGGACCAACTTTCTGAAATTCATAAGTTACGAAACTATCGCTGTCTTCTAGAGTTTCCCAGTTTACCGTTTCCTTAACAAATTGCGCGTATAGACTGGACATACTTATCCTTGTCTGCGTAATAATTCTTGCAATGCTGCAGTTCTAGCAGCTGTGGCATCTGTATTTACTATGTTAGCTCTATTCTCAAATCCTTGTCCAGCTAAGTAAGCTTTGTACTTATTTTCTAAATCTTTTATAGCTAATTCTTTTGCTTTAGCACTTCCATAAGCTTTCATAGCTCCAGTGTTTATTCCACCTACAACTCCACCTATTCCTCTAAAAATATCTCCTACGACATTAGTACCTGCTATATTACCAGCTCCAGAAATAATTCCACCTGCTCCAGATCTAATATCTTCAACTCCCTGTCCTACTGCACCTAATCCTTTAATTCCCAATTTAGATTCTAATTCTTTATATAGGTCTGAAGTTGCTTGAAATGGATCTAAGGTATTGGCTCCTAATGTTCCACCTATTGCAGCACCTATTGCAGCTCCGGGTGCTCCAGCACCTATTGCAGCACCTGTACTTGCTCCAGCTGCAGTTCCTTCTAATGTTTTTCCACCAATATTAGCTTCTTCTGCTCTAGATGTAGAGGTAGCTTTTAGATATTTATCCAATAGATCTTTATTACTAAGTAAGGATTTAGCTTGTTCTGGTTCTAAGGATGAAACATCGTACCCAGCTTGTCTAAGCATGTCTGCAACATTTCCTTCAACATTAGCAGAATAAGTACTAGTTTTTTTACCTAATAAGTTACCTCTAGATACTTTTTTCTCACCAACACCTGTCAGTTCTGCCGACTCAGCACTTTCTTTAAATTTTTGTTGTGCTTCATTCAAAGCATTTCTAATAGCTTCTGTATTTAAAGAACTTTGTAAATTCTGAGTTCCAGCTTTTTCCATATCTGAATATAGCAACTCTTTTTGTAAAGCTTTAGAAAGATCCGTTCCAGCTAATCTAGCAAGAGCTTGTTGTCTAGCTAATTCATCCTTGGTAATTAATCTCCCTCTTTCAGCAGCAACATCTTGGATTAATCCCTGTCCTAGATTGTATATTCCCTCTCCAGAACTAATTCCTAAAACAGCTGCTTCTTCTGGGCTTAAATTTAAAGCATTTAAATTAGTTCCTGATTTTAATTTTTGTAGCCCAGTTTCATATGATTTTTTTTGAGCTACTAGATCTTTATAAGCTTGATCTGCTTTTTTAATTCCAGCTTCTCTTTGTGCTATTTGCTCTGGCGTAAATTGTGTATATTCGCCTTCTCTATTTGTGAATTTTTGATAAGCCGCTATTCTAGCTTTTTCAGCAGCTCTTATTTGAGCATTAGAAACTGCAGGATTCTGTGCCGTAAATTCAGCAATTTTTTTATCTAATTCCGCTTTATTTGTAGCTTCTCTATTTCTAATTATACCTCTGTAATATTCTGGAAGTTGATCCCATTGAGTCATATATACTGGATTTCCAGCTGAGTCAACCATAGGTTTACCTTCAGCTGTTAACTTTTGAATTGGTTCTTTAGTGACAGGATCAACAACTGGCTCTTTAATAAGCTTATCTATTCTAGATTCTGTTCCTGTTTCTTCAGCTGTTCTTCCTTCTAAAAAAGATTTCCTAGCTTGCTGCTGAATATCTGCTATTTCTTTAGCTCTTCCAGTTGCTAAATTGGCAGATTCTGTTTGAGCTTGCTGAAGTTTTTGTTGTAAGTTTCCAGCTTGTTGAGCTTGTTGTTGGAGCTGTCCAACGCCTTGCTGAGAAGCATTTAAAAGCAATGCATCTAATTTTCCAGAATAGTCTCTATTTTGGCTAAAAATATTCCTTAGAAGTTGTTCTCTTCCAGCAGCTGTCTGTGTTTGCTTAATTGCTTCTTGAGCTGTTCTTGCTTTTTCCGCAGCTCTATTATATAACCCAGCTTCTTGAATAGATCCTGGACCACCATATTTAGCATTAATAATATCTGCAAAACGCTGCTGCTGTTCTGGAGTTACTTCGGCTGAAGTCGGAGCCGTAGGAGTTGTTGGTTGAGCTGGTATTTCTGTATCTAATTTTGCATTTATATTTTCACGACCTATAAGACTTTCTGGACCCCAAGTGATAATCCTATTGGGGTCCATTGGCATATTTCTTCTTACATCGTCTTCTAGATTTGAATCTCTGTATCCGGGTAATTTAGTTTGATCTATCCCGTACTTCTCAAAAATTTTTTTTCTACTCTGTAAAATATCTCCTAATTCCATCTTGGAACCGTCTGGATTAAGAAAAGATCTGTTGTCCATTTCATTTCTATAATCTTGATACTTATCGCCTAGTAAGTTTTTAAGATAATCCTGTGTAGCACGTTCTATCGGATTAGGCGGAGGATTAATACCTACTCTATATGCAGGGCCTCCAATTGTTCTATCTATAGGCCTTTCTGGAGCTGCAATTGGCTGTTGAGCTTGATAAACTGTTCCTCTAGCAGCATCTATAGCAGCTTGTACATCTTTTGCAGCAGTTCCCATATTAGCTAAGCTTCCTGCTTCTAATTGCTTTCCAAAAGTTTGTGTAGCTTGAGAAATTCCTTTCTGAGCACCAGTTGCTACATTTTGAACTTTCTGAGTTGCTGCCTGAGCTATTTTTTGCTGCCCTCCACCCTGAGCGGCTTGGAGATAGCTTTTAAGATTTGCAAAAGTTCCAGTTCCTGCTTTTTGCTGTTTTGGCGCAGCTTTAACAGCGGATGCCTGAGCAGTACCTGCTTGAGTTGCTAATTGAGTTGGCTGGTTTTGTTCTTGTGCTTGAGGTTGTTCTTGTTGCTTTTTCTTTTCTTCTTCAGATAAAGTAGCACTCATCCCTTGTCCGGGTGCTTGATTTCCTGCTTGATTTATTCTCATTCCCATACAATTCCTCTGTAATATAAGGGTGTTAAATAGCTCTTTTTACAGCTATAAAAAATCAATATCTTACAACACTTGTAAATATAACAAAGTTATGATACTTTATCAAGGAAGATTAATTTCTTCTCTTTTTGCTCTTTTGGACCGTGAAATAGAGGACTTACAAGCGAGTCCGATATACGAGCCGGTGTAGGAAACGAAATACTCGACTAGGTGTCGCAAAACCATTAAGTACCTAGCGGAAAGCCAGAGAGTTAAGCAAAGTTATTAGAAGATTGGAACTTTGCAGAAAAGATACATTCAGGTTAAAAGCCCAAGCCTTTTCCCCAAATAGCTGAAAGCACACTAAGGAACTGGTTTTACTAAGTAGAGAATTACGCTCTATATAAGTAAAGCTATGTAAATTATTTGATTATTTCTAAAGTAAGCCGGTACTTTACACCTGCTGAAAATCCAATTCCATACG